TGGCATCATATGCCATAGTAATAGCAAGTTCCAAAAGTTTCATCTTATCATCTAGTTTATCAACCAAACGAACGTCAATGATATTATACTCTACAAACTTTTGCCAATCATTATCATAGAATTCTTTGAATGTATCATATTCTGAGTGATCTAATTTCTTCTCACCCAGTTCAACAAAAGCAATGTGATCTAAGCGATAAGATTCCTGGTTCGTATACGTAAATTTCTTATACAATTCAAGATAGTCTAGTGTAGCAATGCCTGAGATATCATAAGCAATTTGCTTACGACCTTTGATATAGATCTCACGATAAAGAATACTCTTCCATGGAGAAATCATCTTGGATTCTCTCTCACCAACCACACGTTCAATACGTTTGATGATGTACGGCATATCAAACAACTGGACATTCCAACCTGTGATTACATCAGGGAAGTTAGAAATCCAGAAGTGAATAAATGCCTTCAGCAGTCCTACCTCAGTCTTAAACTCAAGGTAGTCCACATCAGGGTCTGTGCTCTCGTAAGGACGAGCACCGAACACAGTGATACGACCAGTGTGAGAGTCCTTCAAGGAGATTAGAAGGATCTCCTGGTCGGCAGTCTCGATGTCAGGGAAACCATTCTCAGCACCAGTCTCAATGTCAAGGGTGAAGATACGAATCTGGTTCATATCAAACTTCATCTCATCCCAAGGATACTCCTCAAGGATATACTGGTTGTTGTATCGTGTCTGACCATAGACAGGAAAGTCTTCCATCTCCTTATGAGTGTCAACAAACTGACGTGCATCTTTGATCGTTCCCTGTAGAACAGGACGAACAGTTTTGCCATCGAGTGTCTTCCACTCAGAAGGTTTCTGGGTAGGCAAAAACAGTGTCGGGTTGAACTTTACCCGATCACTGAACTGCTGACCATGATCATAACCACGAACTAGGATAGTGTTCCCTGCTTGCTGAACACTGGTGTAAAACTTCATTCGGTCTCTTTGTCTTTCAGATCATAATAAAGGGACATGAACATGTCGCTTGGTTCAGCAATAACAGTAATGCTTTCTGAACGAACCGTCAGTTCTTTGTCGTCACTGTAAGGAGGAAAGGGCACTGCCCCATCCCCATTAATCTCACAAGGGTATTTTAGCATACAATCGGGTTGACCGTACTCAGTCTCAGGAATTTCTTCAATTTCTGCCACGAGCCAGTGCCCATCAAACTTGATTAGTTTAATCATACAACCTCGGGATCAATAGCAGGCGGTGTTCCTGCTGCTTCGATTGCTTCTTCATCCAATTGCTGCTGTTGCTGCCCGTCAGGACTATCATCAGATCCCGAAACTGGTTGTGTCTCAGGAGTTTCAGCACTCTTAACAACATCAACCTTTGTCATGTATGCTTTTGTCAAACCAGGATCAGGAGTTCCAATAGTAAGAACACAATCATAAGGAATTCTATAGGAACTCTCAAGTGAATAAGGACACCACTTACTGTACTTTACTTGAAGATCTTTCTCGGGATCATCTTCATTAGGAACCTCAATTAGTGAGAGTTCATATGGATAGTTCATCATAAGACAGACGCCTTTTCTCTCATCACCTTCGCCTTCAAAAACTTCTTGAAGAATAGTGATTAGTTTTTCACCCGTTTTCAATACAACGATTGATGGGTTTAGTGTAGATGTTTCTTCACTCATTGTTTAGTTGCTCCTTTTGCTTTTTTAAATTTATCAAACTCTTCTGGAGATAAGATAGGATAGAGTGGTTGATTTATCTCAATATAGCTTTCAGCAACATTTGCTGTTGGTTCTGCTATACTAATTATCTTTTCAAACCCAACTCTAAATTCCCTGGAAGAACTAAAAGGACTCCAAGGAAAATAATTGATTGACGTTTCTTCTTCTGTTTGTCCAGGAACCAAAGTCAAAACCATAGGCATCTGAAATAAGAAACAAAAAGGTTCCCCATCTTTGTCCCTCAACTCAGTGAGTTTGGTGATGACCTGCTCTCCCGAAACCAAATGGACCACATTAATCGAACTCATAATAGAATTTGGTTTTTCATATTATATCAAAAAAATACAGAGTTGGCAAGCAACCCTGTGACAATATTTATTCTGTCAGCAATTGCTTATCCGAGACCTGTTCCCCAATGTTATACACTGTCTTCTTTTGGTGATTGGGTACAACTTTCTCTAAAGAAATACAGAGGAGACCATCGGTAAAGTCTACATCCACAACTCTAACATCGTCACCGAGTTGCCAAGTGCTACAGAAAGATCTTCGTGATACTCCTTTGTGGAGATATTCTGTATCAGAATCTTTTCTTGAAGTTTTGCTGGCAGCTTTGAGAATGTTTGATTCAGTAGAAACTTCAATCTCTTCTCCTTTAAATCCTGCAAGAGCGAGCTGAACTTCGTAATTACTGGCGTCATGTTTGATTAAATTGTACGGGGGGTAGTTTTTATTATGAGCAGACATCGAGTCGAGTCGACGAAACATGTCATTCAAACCCACCGCATGGGGTAGGTATAGATCCCAAGTGTTTGTCATGGTATTCTCCTTAATAAGCGAGATTTTTTGTATGGACCCCGAAGGCATCCAATACTATTTAACCAAGACACAAAAAAGGTAGAGTGGTAAAACCCTACCTTTGAATTCGGATTATACTTCAATATTCTTACGACCGATATTGTATTTACTTTCAAGTGTCCATTCATCCTTCTCTTTGAAGGCCAAGACTTTAATTTGATTTAGTGGCGCAACGTCAGTAATTTTTTCGTAGTCCACAACAGAAACCAATCCCCAATCAGAAAGAAGTTGGAGGATTCTGTTACGTCTTTGTAGATCATTCAAAGAAAGATTTGTATTCTTTCCATCAAGAGCGAACAACTCTTTAAAGTGGACGATGTAATACCTACCTTGCTTATGTAAAATATGACAAGACTGATATAGTTTCCTTTCTTTTCTGGATGCTACACCGATACGTGTAAGGGTTTCTCTCACCTTAAGGAAATCATCGGGTTGTCCCAAGGTAACCTCCACCATATCGAAGGGTTGCCAAGTTACTTCAATATCTGTATTCATTTCATGCCGCCTATATTCAATGATTTTCTTATGGAATTAAGTTCCTCTTTAGTAAGAACGTTCAAAGCTTCTAATGCTTTATTATGACTATAACCATAATATTGCTTTACAAGTTCCAACTCCTCAAGAGTTTCTTTACGTAACCAAGGAGTGAAACGTTTCCGTGGCTTCACACTATTTATAAAAAAGTCATATTGTAATCTCTTGTCTAGATGAGGGTTCTTATTCATCTCATTGGCATAGAGAATACTATCGATGAAAGATGACAGGCATTTGTTTACAATAAAAGGCGGATATTTTTTCTCCGCCTCTGTGTCATCCTTGACAATATTCTTTTTGGATTGGTTGATGCTGTACAGGTAGTCCTTGAGTTCCGCCATTAAAATGTATGTAAAATAATAAAATGTTTCCCGATATAATAAACAGGTTAGTCAGAACCAACTGAAGCATAATAAGACTTCTGATGATAGCAATCTTATCTGCTTCTTTCTCGTCTCTACCCTCTTTCTGACCAAGTGCTTTCGCCCACAGTCTCCACATCATAACTTAGCGTTGACACCCATGACTTTAGCATTGGGGTTACGTGCCAGGGCAACCTCACGTGCTTCCTGATAGTTACGAGCATGGACTTCCTCGGTGAAGACCTTACCAGCAACGTAGAGTTTGACTTCACACTTCATAATTTAAAAGGACTAACTCCTTCCTCTTTGCTTGATCTGTATTATAGCACCCCACGCTCCTCATGGTGTAAGTGTGTGCAAATTCAGCAACTGTCCACCCCTTCTTGAAGCGGTCTCGAATTATCTGGGACGAGTTGTACGATACAAGTTGAGGAGAGATAAAACGATCACAATCCCTAGCAAACTGATCGTGGTCAAATCCTTTGTGCATGTTTCCACGCTTACCATATAGATTTGATCCGATCTCATAGGGGGGATCGAGATAGACGAAGGTTGACTTGCTGTCGCTAAAGAGTTTTTCATATGATAGATTAGTGATCTTCCACTTAGAAATCATTCTTGAATATTCAGGGAGTTTATCAATGCCTCGCATCGAGAAATTGCTATCTGACGCTGACTTGCTGAAGGAGCTGGATTCTGTGAGACCAGAAAAAGAGCACTTATTAACAATGTAAAAGCACACAGCACGATATACATCGGACGTAGAATCATCATTTAGTTGTTCCTTAGAATCTAAGAATAAAGTTTTTGCTGATGCTTGATCTGGATGGTTAGTCTTTAGTTGCACTAACTCACAATGAAGCTCATCACTTTGATCCTGAAGAACTCTCCAGAAATTATAGAGTGGTCCATAAAGATCATTCACCCAAATATCTAGGTGTGGATATCGTTTACCAATTTCTAATGCCACAGAACCACCACCAACAAATGGTTCACGATACTCAGTATAATTTTTTAGGTCAGGAATGTACTGAAAGAGTTTACTCAGGGCACGACTCTTACCCCCGGGATATCTTAAAGGTGTTTTCAGGGATTTCAAAGTCTGGGGCATGGTACTTTAGGTATTCACGAAAGATGTGTTTCATTTCACGCTCTGTCATACCGCAGTGCTTGGCGGCAGCAGGCAAGTTCATTGTAGCATGAAAGAGAGCTTCGTTTGCTTCTTTCACATTATCAGGTGTAGTCTTAATCATTTGTCAACAACTTCAACTTCAATAGTATCAAAAATTCTATTCAATGCACCAGCAAATGATCTATATCCAGAACCAACATATACTTGTCCAAGTACAACTGATACCGTTGCTACACCCCAAAAGATGTAATAGAATCTGGACTTGACTTGATTTCTTTGTTTTTCTTCATTAATCATTTGAATTCACAACTCATCATAATTTCTGTCAGACATGCCAACAGGTTGATCTCTTGGTCGGGAACAATCTGAATGTCTCTAGAGTATTTGGCAATGATTAGCACTGCTTCAGGAATAGATCCTCCTTTAAGGTTGTCGTACAAGACATCATAGAGTTTTCTCATCACAGTAACAGGATCATTGTTGATGTTGTCAACAACCCACTTACGGACAATAGTAAACTCCTTTGCCTTGAGAGAACGAATAAGAGAGTCTAAGTTAATGTCAGCAACATCAGCAAGAATAGCAGTATTAATACTGCCGCTGGCAGCAAAGCGTTGACACTCATTAATAAGACGACGCCAATCAGGATAGTAACGCTTAACAACCTTCGCCAATACTTTGTCTTGATATTCAACATTCTGTTCCTCAAGAATCTCTTTCAATCTAACAAAGAACTGACCTTGTAACTCCATTGCCTGTTCGGTATTGATCTTGAAGTCCACCACAGTACAACGACTGTGAAGAGGTTCAATGATCTTGTTAGGGAAGTTACAGGTGAAGATAAAACGACAGTTACTATGGAACTCCTCTACAGCGGTCCTCAGGGACAACTGGACATCGTTAGTGGTGTTGTCTGCCTCATCGATGATAACGACCTTGTGAGCGCTGCCAGAGGTCAAGGAGACCGTTGTGGCGAACTGCCTCACACGGTTCCTCACAGTGTCTAGGAAGCGTCCCTCATCGGATCCATTGACCACGATGTAGGAAGCACCTATCTCCTCACACAGCGCCTTAGCAACGGTAGTTTTACCGATACCAGCGGTGCCAGCAAGTAGTAGGTTAGGGATCTCTCCCTGTTTAACAAACCCATAGAAAGAGTTTTTAATATTCTCGGGAAGGATACAGTCGTCAATAGTTTGTGGTCTATAAGATTCCACCCATAAGAATGGTTTATTTCCAGAATGTTTCATAGTATAATAGAGACTGGTATAGGATTAGAGAAAAGAGAATTTTTTCATAATCAAGGCTCAAGAGCAATATAGTATACAAGGTCGAGTGTAACGTGTCGCCACTCGGTAATCAATTTACTAGAGATCTTTACATTGTAGTCACCAGGAAATAACTTAAGGTTTTCAACTTTTAAGAACAGTTCATAAGCGCCAGTAGCAACACCCCGAATTTCCTGAGTATAAGCATTGGCAGTATCGTTCTCTTTGTCACACAAATTTAGATTGATAGTACCGTCTTTATCAGAAACAAATGAGAGGTCTGGGAGACTGTAGACACCAGATGCTTTCTGAAGTTGTACCAGATCTTCAGAAGACAAGGCAAACTCCATATCAGCACCAGGAAAATTAACGTCACGATCTGGAGCAGACTTCAGGGTGATCTCAGGATCGGAGAAGTAATACTTAGCAGAGCGACGACCACCACGAATGGTGACATACTCATCATTCTCAAAGTTAAGACCAGGATCTTGGAACAAACTCAATCCCATAAGGAACTGACTTAGATCATAGATACCACAAGTCTTGGGGAATATTTCAGGTGAAGTGTACTGAGCAATCATGTTCTCTCCGACACTGATTGTCTTTAGCACGTTACCCTCACGAATCATAATAGATCCATTGATTGTCGAAAAGTTCTTCAGAACAGATGTAGTTTGGGGCGTAAGTGAAAGTTGACTCATTGATTGTAGGTTTCAGTAACAGCGTATTTATCGTTAAAATGAAGAAGGAGGAGACCGTAGTGAAGGATCTTAATGATATCACGGCGGGCAGTGCCTTTACGATCATAACGGGAAGCATACTTAAGAATGTTGCCGCGGCAGAATGCCTCAGCGTCTCCACATGCTTCAATCAGATCTAACGTTTGAATGCTGTCGTTACCAGCAGAATAGTGTTGTCCATAGGTTCCAGAAATGTAATCACTCAGCTCTTTCAACAGAGCGTCTTCATTGTATTTTTTCATATATTACGGGGCGAAAATGTACGCCAGGTCATCATGATAGCATTCAATGACGTTTCTGTCAACGTCTTGAAGAAAGAGTTTTAAACCTTTACCGTCCATAATTTTGCCAGACCGCCCATCTTTAAGATGGGCAATGTCTCCACGATATCCATGGAACTCTCGTTCTTTATCGTCAATATAGGCTTGAGCGTCAGCAATCATATCATCTAGGTAGCGTTGATCTTTATTATAGTCAGACATTTTCTTCCTCCGTGGTTTCTACTTTGTCGTCAATTTTTTCATAAAGGGACAGGAACGATTCTTTAGTCTCATCATCAAATCGGTTGACACAAAACTCAATTGCTTTCATCCTCTTGCCAAAGATTTTATAAGCAGTGATGATATGAACAAGGCGACGGGTACTAATGATCTCATCAATACCACCATCGTTAAAAGTCTTACGAATGATGTCTGCCCAATCAACTAGACGAGAAACAAACTCATCGTCATCACACATCTTACTAAGGATCTTTGCCTCAATACAAGGAGTGGGATACTCTTGCTCAAAGGTCAAAGCAAAACGTTCAAGGAATGCTTCATTCAATACATTAGTACCGATGAAACGACCGTCGTCAGATCCCTTGCCCTTAGTATTAGCAGTAGCAACTACTGTAAAACCAGGAGCAGGATTAACATAACGACCAGTCTTTTTCAGGAAAACTCCCTTACCTTCAAGAATAGATTGGAGACACAGGATCTTGTTAGATGCCAGGTCAACTTCATCTAGAAGCAAGACAGCTCCCCTCTCCAAAGCTTCAATGACTGGACCATTGTGCCAAACAGTGTTCCCGTCAACCAAACGGAAACCACCAATAAGATCATCCTCGTCGGTTTCAATTGTAATGTTTACACGAATCAGCTCCCTATTTAGGGCAGCACATGCTTGCTCAACAGAGAAAGTCTTGCCATTGCCTGACATACCAGTGATGAACATAGGATAAAACATCTCCGAACCAAGAATTTTCTTAAGATCAGTGAAGTTACCAAACGGAACAAAAGTTTCGTCCTTAGGTGGAACAAGGTTGGTAGGAGCAGCAACAATCTCTTCCAGTTGCTCTCGTACCTCGTCAATAGTCAGGTTCCATTTACCACGACCAGACTTGTATGGTTCCATACGGTTAGCAATAGTAGCGTAAGAATATCCCATGTGCTCGGCACCTGCCTTTAGAGCAGCAGTGCCGACTTCAGTACCATAGTTGTTCTCGATGTAAGAGAACAATTGGATCATATCGACTTGAGCAGGACGAGGCATATGCTTTGTTTGTTGTTGAACTTAGTATAAGGGTAAAAGGGGTCTTGACGACCCCGCGGTGGACAGTTTAAGAAATGACTGTAGCGAATGAAGAGAGGATTTTTTTGTTGGTGGTCTTTGCCTTTAGCATTGAACGGAAAGACTTACTGATTGCTGTCTTCTTAGCACCTTGCTCAACATTAAACTCAACGTCAGAAGACAAAGTAGTTTGACCTAAAACATACAAAGAATCATATCCAAGACCATTCAGTTCCCACGATTTAATTTTTTTCCACTGCTTCATGATGGCATTGTGATCATGCTTCCATCCATGGATAGATTTATACAGAGCACTGAAGTCGCCACCACTACCAATACGGAAACCAATAAAATTAACTTGAGGAAAATTATCTTTTAAGTTTTCTAGAAGAATAGAACTAATACTATTCCGAGATTCGTAGTCAAAGTGACGATACGTTCTACCTAAGTTACGATCACGAAGACAGCAGTTGGATTGAACACTACGGTTTCCCATATGAGAATCTGGTAGAGATGGCATGGCAACATCATAACTAATGTTGTTTGCCTCGCCGTCTGTAAGAATACAAACGTTTACTTTTTGTACACCATTTTTCTGTTGGAAATCAGGAATGATAGTTTTGAGAGAAATCAAGCTCTCATTGAGAGGTGTTCCTGATAGATCAAGACCCAACGGGTTGTGATAGTTATTATTATAGTAATTAGCAAGGCGATACAAATGATTAAGACTACTATCAAAACTACTACTGTTGCTACGAGAAGTTACCAAGTTCAGCAGATGAAATCTCTTGTGTACAGATAGACTATTGTGACGACGTTCGTAAGAATAGTCTTGAGGTTTAACCTCCTCCTCACAAAGAAGAATATTAGGGTTCCACTCATACGTGAAGGAATAAACCTCAAAAGGAATCTGAACTTTACGACAGAACCAACAGAGGTTGATGAGTTGCTTAACAGTATCCAGGAGAACTGGACTCATGGAACCAGACCAATCAAGAATAAAAATCATACCATGATTCTTACCATCAGGAAGAATAGTTACTTTCTTGAAAAGGTCTTCGTTATACTTGTAAGTATGAAGTTTAGTAGTATCAAGAACACCAGTCTTAGATTGACCAGCACGAGCATAAGCGTCAGCAGACTTACGACACTCAAATTCCTTAACAAGATAGTTTACCTCTTTCTGTGATGATTTTTTAAATTCATTAAAGTCTGCATCGACCTGTTCAAAAATGTCACCCCAATGACTAGGGCGAGACCCTGAAAGATCTTGCCAATATTTGGTAATGTAGTTCTGTAGCTTATCATAGTTTACAATAACTTTATCTAGATCAACTTCAGGAACTTCAAGGTATACAGGTTCTGTGCTATAACCTCTTTGATTTGTTAACTCTTCTGCTGCTTCATCGAAAGCTTTCTGAGTTTGTGATTCGTACTTGTCACCACCCTGTTTACCTTGTACAGAAGATTCGTTATCAATCTCATCTGTACCACTGTCACTACAGTCATCATCGGTGTCGCTCGGTTGATCAATGCTAGAACTTTCCGATTGTGTTTCATCAAAAGCAGACTCTTCTCCATCTGGAGAACCTTGTGGCATACCAATAGATTCGATATCATGGTTTGATTGATTAAGATAATCTTTTAGTTCTCGGCATAGATCAATAACTTCCTCGAATGTTTCTACCTTAGATACCTTATCAACATAGACTTGCTCCTCTGTAGAGAATGGGATACAAGCGTAAGCGCCAATCTTAAAGTGAAGATTAATACGATCAATAAGATTGAACTGGGAGAAATCTTGATCTACAACATCAAAGAAGTCTTGCTCATTGAGTTCTCGGTATCCTTTATAGAAATCTTTATTGAGACCAGCGTACTTACGCTTTATCAATTTCTCAATACGAGCATCTTCCACAACGTTAATAAAATCTTTAGGAATGTCAGCATCCCAAAGGTCAGAAGGAGTGAACAAAGCGTGTCCAACCTCATGCCCCACCAAAAGGTCATAGACTACATTGGATGCCTTGTCCCACATAGGGAGAATCAGCACACGACGATTAACATCAAAAGAAGCCGTAGGAACTTTACGGTGCTCAACCACAAGATTCTCAGTGGCAAGCAGTCGTGCTAGGTTTCCTCGGATCTCTTGATTGATCATGGTGCCTCTCGGTTGATGTACATACTATAAACCCCCAGTGTAACCAGGGGGGTCTTAGTGGACGGTTTGTCAATCGGTTTCCACCAAGGATAGGTTCACAACGCTGTAGTTCTTTACTTTCTCAAATTTAAGAGTTCTATCAAACTTACCTTCCAAACTCTCTTTGTGACTGATAACAAATACATTTGTATTATCATCAAAGTTACGTAGGATCCAACCAAGTTCACTGCTACCATTTTGATCTAATGAACCATCAAATATCTCATCTAAGATAAGGAGGTTAGTATCCACAGAATTCTTAAGTTTAGCAATGCTACGCCAAGTAAGCAGCAAAGCAAGATCAATACGAGATTTTTCTCCCTCACTGAAAGATTCGTAAGTAAAGATATCCCTGTATCTAGATTTAATAGTCTCCTCAAAGTTCTCATCAAGGGTAAAATTGACATAGAAATCCATCTTCCTGAGATAGTCTCCGATGAGTTTATTCATCGCTGGAAGATAACGTCTAATAATCCTACTCTTAATTCCATTGTCTTTCAACAATTGTCCAGCAACACTCAATGTATCTTTATCTTTCTTGGATGTAATAAATTTATCTTTGATTGATTTTTTGTCATCAACATAAGCAGTAAGTTTTTCAAACTCTACTTTCTTGCTGCTGGTAGGAGCATTGAGATCTTCAATCTCGGTTTCTCTAATACCAATCTGTTGATCTATAGAAGATACTTCATAGTTCAATTGATTGATAGTAGAATTAATTTCCACCATTTGTTCAAACAACTCCATGAATTTTGATTCACGTTGTTCTTCTTGCTCGATAGACTTCTCAAGATCACCAAAGCCTCGTTCTAAGGTCAGTAATTCTTTGTCACCCTCATCAATCTTTTGATCTCGGAAGTCCTGTCCAATCTCTTGTGTACAAGTAGGACACACATGATTGTTGATAAAGAACTCAGTATCTTTCTTACATGTGTTAATTTTTTGTTGGATCTTCACACGAAAAGTATTGAGTTGCTTAAGTTTCTTTTTGTTATCAGCAAGAATTTTTAACTCAAGATTGTAGTTAGTAAGAACTACAGTTTGATCAGCAGATGTTTTCAATGCTGTTGATTTATCCATCCTCAAAGTCGAGATAATTTCTCGCTTCTTTTCAATTTCAGAATTTGTTTTCTTTTCTAACTCCAGCATATAGTTTTTCTGGAGTTCGATTTTGTCAGACGATAACTTGAGTTGATATTCTAATTCTTTAATCTCTTCATTATTGTCACGTACCTTGTCTTTCAACAGGGTGTTCATGACAGAGAAGATTTGAATGTCCAGAATATCTTCGATGATTTCCCTACGAGATGCCACTGGCAACTTCATAAAAGGAACAAACGTAGATGAACCAAGAACTACAATCTGGGTAAAAGATTTGTAGTTCATCTTCAGAATGTTTTGCTCCAGTTGTTTCTGGTAGTCAACTACTGTAGATGACTGATCAATCAGCTGATCGTTCTGATAGACTTCAAACGTATTAGGTTTGATACCCCGTACAATTTTAAATTGATTTTTACCAATACTAAATTCAACCTCCACCTCACAACCCTTCTCATTAATGCTGTTTACCAGCATAGGTTTATTAATCTTACGAAAAGGTTTACCAAACAAAGAAAAGGTAAGAGCATCTAGAATGGTGCTCTTACCTGCGCCGTTTGATCCTATGATCAGATTAGTTTTGGATGCTCGTAAATCAACTTCACTAAAGGTGTTCCCTGTTGAGAGGAAATTTCGCCACCTAATTTTTTCAAATATGATCATTCTAAGTCTTTCGGCGGGATCAAGAAATCATCTTTAGTTATTATAGCATACTTTTGGAATCTGTCCTCACAAGCGTTGATGAGTGATGCTGCATCAATCTCAACAACTTGAAGAGTGGGGTGATTTTCATCCAATTCCATCATTCCATTGTATCGTACAGCATCGTCAGCATCTTCAAAGATAGGAATAACCTGATCTTTAAGTTCATCAAGAACAGAAAATACTCCATCTACTTTGTTGGATAACGTGAGGATAAACATCAGATCACTTCACAACTTTCCATATATAGGGACCTCATTATTTTTTTTAGTTCGGTTTTATCCACAGTCATATCAGTTTCATCAACGTATTCGTTGAGAAGCGTCATGGTATCTTTAACTTCTAAGTTAACTTCACTTTCGCCATCATCATCAGAAGCAAAAGTTTCTACAATCTTGATGTCATGTACCCCAACATCATACAAACGATCTACCATAGATTCAAACATATGGTAATCTGTCTTTTCTTCAACAATAATTTTAATACACTTGTCAGTATACTTACTGACATCTAACCTGTCGTAGTTATCAATCTTGTCGTTGTAAAATATTTTATCAAAGATCACGTATGGATTTTTGACTCGATTCAGTTTTTTAGATGCTGGTTCGTAGAGATGGAACCCACGCTCATCATTGTAATCATTCCAGTACATCTGGTATGGGTTACCTAGGTAAGTGATATTACCTTTCTTAGATTTGTGATGATAATGACCAGAGAACACTTGCTTGAATCGCTTGTAGATCTTTGGGTCCATACCATGTTCCATCTTAAGACCAGGAGTTACCTCAAACCCATCGAGTTCAAGGTGTCCCATGACGATTTCGGCATTCGTGCTCTCAAGGTGAGATAACGTTTCTTCTTGGTTTTCTTTATTAATCCAGGGGACGAAACAAATTGGAGTATCTTCAATGTAAGTAGTAGTAACTCCATCGTATACCTGTATATTCTTGTAGTCTTTCAACAACAAAGCAGGGGAGTTAATTTCATTTGTGTTCTTATAGTACACACAATGATTGCCCAAGATCATATGGACAGTGATGTCCATATCGCTAAGACGATCAAAATAAGTCCTACGAATACGACTCCAGACATTAAAATCAATGCTTTTCCTGTTGTCAAACGTATCGCCAAGATCAATGATTGTTTTGATTCCTTTTCTTTCAAGCGTTGGGAAAAAGATTTCTTCGTAGAATTTTTCAAAGTATTTCCAAAATATTAGAGATCCTTTACGACCATCCATGTGCTGGTCTGTAATCAAAGCAACGGTCACAGTTTAACACCCATATCAGCAGAGGTAACGTAAGTGTGATCATTAAGCGTACCGTCTTGTAAACGCTTGAGATGCCATCTAGTCATGGTAATGATTCCTTCCTCAGTAGCACCAGTAATAAAGTTAGCACCGAGTGGTTCTTTCAATACACTGGTATAAAGACCGAACCTAGTTTTCTTAACATAGAAAGCATCGTCGATCCAAACTACATCCTCAGGAATGTTTTCTTCAATCGATGGATTCTGTCCGAGGCTCGTCAGAATCGTCTCCGTCTTTTCCATTTTTATTGAATCCAAAAGGGTCTGCTGATTTTTCTTCTAATGCTAGTTTTAGTGCAACATTACCGATTGCTTCCATACATTTCAGAATGTCTTCTGTCTTAGCACTTTCACCAAGTTCTTTGGCAACGTACCAATACTTCGGCCAAAATGTTTGACCTGCCAATTGATAATCTTCTAGTGTTAGTAGTTTCATCGATTCATTCTAATCTCAACGTTTTCTTTGATACTACCCATGTCAGCATAACTGGAGTTCATATCATTACCATAGTCATCTGTGTGCATGACGTGATCGAAACCAGTCTTCTCCAAAATCTTTTGTTTGATATCGTTCTGACGTTTCTCTTTCTGAATCCTACGAAGAAAAGCGTAGTAGATAATCTGAGTAAAGTAAGCAAAAGGGTTCTTTGATTTTTCAGGATCAAAGTTATTAATATACTGAACACAGTTCTCTACACCATCGGAGATCATATCTTCACGGAAAGTGTAGTTGACAAAATTAGGCTTATAAGAAAGGTGAGTGGCGATCTTAAGAAAGCAATCTCCAATATAGTGGGGGATCCGTGGGCGGGTCTTTTCCTGCTCTTCTGCCTCACGTACTTTATTTTTAAAGACAGTGATTGCTTCCAAGAAGTCTTTGTTATTTACGTAATACTCGGTGTTCTTTTTTGACATAA